AGTAGCCCATCTAAACAACTAATTAATAAAGGAGATTATAATGCCTCGTAAAGATAGAGAGTTAAACACAAGAGAAAAAACAACTCGTGTAAAAAACTGGGTTCCACCTCAACAATTACCAGACCCAAAGCATCAAGATGGATTTCGATTCCGTTGGGTAAGAATTTCATTATTAGGGCAGTCTGATGACAGAAATGTTTCAGTCAAATTTCGTGAAGGTTGGGAACCAGTAAAAGCAGAAGAACATCCAGAGATTGTTACTCAATATGGTTTTAATGGTAACAAAGATGGCAACATCGAATCTGGTGGACTTTTACTTTGTAAGATACCGACTGAAACTGCTGAGAGTAGAAATGCATATTATGCGGATCAAAACTCACAACAGATGCAGGCGGTAGATAACAATTTTATGCGGGAAAACAATCCTCGTATGCCGCTTTTTAGTGATAAACGTTCGACTGTTTCCCGTGGAACAAAATAATTATTAGGAGTTTATTATGGCTTATCCAACTGTTGATGCTCCATACGGTTTAGTCCCAGTTAATTTAATTGGTGGCCAACCATATGCTGGCTCTACAAGGCAGATGAAGATTGCTTCTGGCTATGCTACTGATATCTTTAATGGTGATGTCGTCAAGCGTGCAGCTGACGGTACTATCCAAAAAGAGACAGGCACAGCTACAGTCACTGCCACAGGTGTGATTGGTGTTTTTGTAGGTTGTACTTACACTGACCCAAACACAGAACAAAAAGTATTCAAGCAATATTACCCAGCTAGTACAGTTGCTTCTGACATTCAGGCTTATGTGGTCGATGATCCAGATGCTTGTTTTAAAGTTGCTGTTGTATCTTCTGGTACTACTATTGCAGGCACTGGATATACATCTATTGGTAGTAATGCAGCGTTAGTACAAAATTCAGGAAGTACCACTACAGGTAATTCTAAAGTTGCTATTAATGGCATCGCTACTACATTATCCTTACCAATGAGAATCGTTGACGTAGTTGAAGAAACTACTGATGCATCTGGTAACTACACGGAAGTAATCGTTAAGTGGAATGTACCGCATGAGGACAGCAATGTCGCTACAGGTGGTCACGCTTATATGGTTGCTACTGGTTTATAATTAAAGGAGTATAAATAATGGCTATATCACGCGCACAATTATTAAAGGAACTCCTACCAGGTTTGAATGCCTTATTTGGTTTGGAGTATCAAAAATACGGTGAAGAGCATAAAGAAATCTTCGACCAAGAATCTTCAGAAAGAAGTTTTGAGGAAGAAGTAAAGCTCTCAGGTTTCAGTGCAGCACCAGTTAAAGATGAAGGTGCAGCAATATCTTATGACAATGCTCAAGAAGCATGGTCTGCTAGATACAACCATGAGACAATTGCTCTTGGATTTTCAATTACAGAAGAAGCTATGGAAGATAATCTGTATGACAGCTTATCAAGCAGATACACTAAAGCTCTTGCTAGAGCAATGGCGTATACAAAGCAAGTTAAAGCTGCTGCAGTTCTTAACAATGGCTTCAATAGTAGCTACGCTGGTGGTGATGGCGTTGAGTTATTCTCTACAGCTCACCCACTTGTTTCTGGTGGTACAAACTCAAATGAGCCTTCAGTTAATGTTGACTTAAATGAGACTTCACTAGAAGCTGCTATCATTCAGATTGCTGGATGGACAGATGAGAGAGGTTTATTAATCGCATCTAGACCACTTAAGATGATCGTTCCACCTGCTCTACAGTTTGTTGCTACAAGACTCTTAGAGACTGAGCTTAGAACTGCTACAGCAGACAACGACATCAATGCAGTTAGATCAATGGGAGCTATTCCTCAAGGTTACACTGTTAATCACTTCTTAACAGATACTGATGCATGGTTCTTAAAGACTGACGTTCCTAACGGTCTTAAGCATTTTGTTAGAACTCCAATGCAAACAAGCATGGACGGAGACTTCGACACAGGTAATGCTAGATATAAGGCTCGTGAAAGATACAGCTTCGGCTGGTCTGACCCATTAGGTATGTGGGGTTCACAAGGAGCATAATAGTAATTAGGGGGTCTTTTGACCCCCATTTTTAAAGGTCTTATTATGTGGAATACACCAGAATATACTGAAATGAGATTTGGTTTCGAAGTTACAATGTACATTGCTAACAAGTAAATTAAATCCAAAAGAATAAACCTCCCCCTCCC